AGCTCGGCCAACATGTGCAGCAGTTCTACCGCCTGAGTCATGGTGGCATCGCTGAATCCCACCGGCTGAGACGGGCCGCCAGCGTTCTCCATATCCTGGTGGACCAGTTCGTCCAACGAGCAGTGGAAGTAATTGGCGATGGCAAGGAGGCTATCCAGTCGAGGCCACTCGGTCGCGCCGGACATGATCCGCTGCACGGTGGACTGTTGGACGCCGAGCCGCTCGCCTAGGGCGGCCTGCTTGATTTCGGACTTGCGCGCCAGGTAGCGCAGGTTCTTGGCGAGGTAATTCATCCCGGAATGGTCGGGCATGACCGTTCGTCGGGTCGAATGCAACGATGCATTGACTGACCGATGCAACGATGCATAATCGTTGCCATGAACCCCTCCGACGCCATCGCATCCCTCGTGGCCGGCGGCATGACCGAACAGGCCATCGCCGCTGAGCTGAACGTCAATCAGACCACGATCAACCGGATTCGCCGGCAGGTCGTCACCCCGTCCTACGAGACCGGCAAGGCCCTGGTTGATCTGGCCAGCACCGTCGCTCGCAAGGCTCGCCGCCGGCGCGCCTGACATGACCACCTCACCGGCCCCGGGCAGGGAAGGGCACCACGGTGCCGCTGCCGGCGGCCGGGGCAGGGCCACGGCGATGCACCTGCGTGATCCGCACGCGATCCCCGACATGCCGCAACACGAACAGCCGGCCGGCAATCGGCACCAGCTCCACGACACCGCTCGAACGCTTCATCTCTGAATTCACTTGGCTCAATCCGTTGTGGGTTGGGCCTTTATTCCGCCCGAGAGGGCTTGGCAACGATAGGCAACGCATGGCAACCCCTGGCAACCAAAAAGAATTGAGGCTCGCGTTCGGCGTACACCACGCCGCGAAGGACGCGCCTTCCCAGATCGTCCGGCAGATCGAATCGGCGGCGCACGCGCTGGCCGTGATGATCCGCGCCGGCCACCACAAGCTGGAATACGTGGCGGCCTGCATCGGCAAGTCGAAGTCCTACGTCTCGCGGATGCAGAACGGCGTCCGCCCGATCCCCGAGAAGCTGGTCGGCCCTCTGTGCGCTGCGACCGGCTCCAACCTTCTGCGCCAGTTCCTCAACCTGCAGGCCGCCCTGGACGGCATCTGCGAGGTCGAGCGCCTGGCCGACCTGATGAGGTCCGCCAATGAAGAAGTCCGAGTGCCTGCAAAGGCTGGACGAGTGCATCCGGGTTATCGAGTCCAGCCCGCCCATGACGCGCGAGCAGATCGTCGCGCACCTGTCCCGATGCGCGGCCGAGCAGGCCAGGGCGGAAGCCCGGCGTTCGGCTACGCCGCAGCCTGACCTCTTGGGAGCTGCGTGATGGCCAATGCCTGGTTCCGCATGTACGCCGAGTTCGCATCTGACGCGAAGGTGCAGATGATGAGTGAGGCAATGCAACGCCGTCTGTTGATGGTGTTCTGCATGCGTTGCAGTGACGTCACAGTGACGTTGAGTGACGACGAGATCGCGTTTCAGATGCGCATAACGGCCGAGGAGCTGGCCGAGACGAAGGCCATTTTCCTGCGCAAGGGATTCATCGATCAGAGCTGGAACGTCCTCAATTGGGAGAAGCGCCAGTTTGCCTCGGACTCAAGCGCCGCAAGGACTCGCACCTATCGTGAAAGGAAGCGCGACAAGGCAGTGACGTCACATGTGACGAATGGTGACGCCCTAGAACAGAACAGAACAGATACAGAACAGAACAGAACAGAAGTACCCACTGACGTGGGTTTGTCGACAGGCGGCGGCGATGCCGCACCTGACGACCACACCGATGACGATGCCGAAGAAGGGCAGGACCTGCTCGGCAACCGCCCGAAGAAGCCGGCAGTGCCCAACTGCCCGCACATGGAAATCATCGACCTGTACCACGAGGTGCTCCCGGAGCTGGCGCAGGTCCGGGTGTGGGAGGAGGACCGCAAGGAGCTGCTGCGAGCTCGTTGGAAGGGGGCGCCGGAGCGGCAGAGCCTGGACTGGTGGCGGGAATTCTTCACCTCGGTGCGCGATATGCCGTTCCTGATGGGCGAGCGCACTGACCGCGAGGGCCGCGCTTTCGCCTGCACGCTGGAGTGGCTGGTCAGGCCTAAGAACTTCGCGAAGGTCATCGAAGGGAACTACCTGGAGCTGCGCCGATGAACGCCGTCATGGAGAACATGGGCGACAGCGCGCCCCACAACCTCGACGCCGAGGCAGCCGTGCTGGCCGGCCTGATGCTGCACAACGCCGAGCTGGCGAACGTGCAGGACTGGCTGAGCGAGCAGGACTTCTATTCCTACCAGCATCAGGCCATCTACTCAGCGATCGTGGCCCTGTGCGGGGCCAACAAGCCAGCCGATGCCGTGACCGTGGGCGAGTGGATCTACGCCAACGTGGAGAGCGGTGCCGATGACCTCGTGACCTTGGCGCTGGAGCTGGCCGGCAGCGCCTACACCTCGGCCAACGTCGTCAGCTACGCCGAGGTGATCGTTGAGCACTCGCACAAGCGGCAGTTCATCGACATCTGCCAGAAGGCGCTGCAGGCGGCCTACAACCGTCGCGGGCATTCGGCCGAGGAACTGGCCGCGCACATGGCTTCGCGCCTCAACAGCATCGCCCCGGTGCGCTCCACGGGCCTGCGGCCGTACCGCGAGGTGATGAAGCGATTCTCGGACGAGCTGCTGGCCCGGCACCGCGACGGCAAACCCATCGGCATGCCCACGCCGTGGGCTGACGTGAACAAGGCCATCGGCGGGCTGCAGGACGGCCAGGTCATCGTGCTGGCGGCGCGCTCCAACATGGGCAAGTCGCTGCTCGGGTTCCAGCTGGCCAGGTTCACCGGCCTGCGCGGCGATGCGGTGGCGGTGTTCTCCATGGAGATGAACGACACCGACGTGGCCGCCCGCGACGTCGCCGCGCTGGGCGAGATCCCGCTGCAGTGGATCATCGGGCAGGAGGGCTCGGACGGGAACGAGGACGCCGACCTGTACTGGTCCCGCGCCACCGCCGCCATCAGCGACATGATGGGCGCCTCGATCCTGCTGGACGACGACCCGCAGCTGAGCGCGCCGCAGATCGTGGCCCGCGCCAAACGTGCACACGCTCGCAAGCCGCTGCGTTTGGTGGTGCTGGACCACCTGCACGAGATGACGCTGCCTGGGAAGCAGGACGAGGCGCTGGAGCGTGGGCAGGCACTGCGCGACCTGAAGGGCTTGGCCAAGTTCCTGAAGTGCCCGGTGGTGGTGCTCGCACAGCTCAACCGCGCCGGCGCCGAGGCAAAGCGCCCCGAGGTCAAGCACATCCGCGGCTCCGGCGGCATCGAGGAAGTGGCGGACGTGATCCTGTTCGTGCACCGACCCGACGTCTACAACCCGAACGACCGGCCCGGCCTGGTCGAGGTCATCGTCGGCAAGGGCCGAAACATCCAGACCGGCACCGTCGTTGCCCTTCGCAACCAGTACCAGTACCAGCGAGCCGTCGATTGGGACGGCCCCACCTACGAGTTCAACGAAGCCCCAGCCGAGCCGAAGAGGCCGAGCCGCCAGCTCGCGCCGCGGCTCGGCAGCCGGCGCGCGCGCCAAGGAGAAGACGAATGAGCAAGATCGAATTGAAGGTGTGCCCGTTCTGTGGCGCGAAGCCGAATGTCCGGGTTCAGCCAGAAAGTTGGGGATACCACGAGGGATCGGTGGAAGTTCAGTGCAAATGCGGCGCCTCCGCTGGGTCCGTGTATGGCGCAGATAAGAAGCGGGAAGCTGCGGAGAAGTGGAACGCCCGCGCCCCGCAGTGGCAGCCGATTGAGTCGGCGCCGAAGGACGGGACGCGAATCTTGTTGTTCGGTGACGGTGACCAGGTCGTCGCCTACTTCAACGTGGGCTATGGCACTTGGGACGACGGCGATCATCACGACGACATTCAGGGGCTGACCCACTGGCAGCCGCTGTCCGCTCCGCCGGAGGTGGAGGGATGAAGCGCGTGAACTGGCCCATCGTGGCGCTCGGCGTCCTGTGGTGGTGGATGGAAACCAGCTACTTCGGACACAACGTCGGCCCCAAGAGCGTGGCCGAGCTGTTCGCCGACGGAATGGCGCTGGCCTTTTACGCCGCTGCCTTCGCGTTCCCGCCGCGCGGGCAGCGCATCACCAACATCAAGATCGAGGTGAGCCGATGAAGCGCACCTTCCTGATCGACCCGCAGGGGAACCGCAACTGGCCGCAGGTGCTGTCCAACGTCGTGAGCGGCATCAACGACTGGATCAAGGGCGGCCCGGTGCAGATCACCCTGGACGAGCCGAAGCGGACGCTCGACCAAAACGCCGCGATGTGGCCGGCGCTCAGCGACATCGCCAAGCAGGTGCCGCTGGTCATCACCCGCCGCGACGGCAGTACCAGGCAGGCCACGCCCTACGACTGGAAGGACGTGCTCACCGCTGCGTTCGAGGAGGAGACCGAGTGGGCGCCCGGCCTGCGCGGCGGCGTGGTGATGCTCGGCGCCCGGACCAGCAAGTACAGCCGCCGAAAGATGGGCGACTTCCTCACCTTCATCCACGCCGAGTTTTCGGACCGGGTGCGCTGGTCGGACAGCTCAGTGGAAAAGCTGGCGCAGTTCGCGCCGCCGAGCAGGAGGGTTGCTTGATGGACGCCATCGAGCAGCGGGCGAGGGAACTCGTCATGGCCGAAATTCCGGATCTTGCCAAAGAGTGTTTTGGCTACCAAGGGATGACGGTGGTGAATCTGCACGTGGTCATGCGGATCCTGCGTGCCGCCCTCACGCCGCCCGAGGGTGAGGCGCTGAGTGAATCAGACAAGGATGTTGCGCTTGCTCAGGCGGTTGAGTTTGCCAAGTACGTCGAGCGTCAGGCGAAGGGCGCAATGGTCGACACCGCCAAGCGATTTCTGTCTCTGCCGTATGCACAAGAGCTGGCCAAACGGCTTGCCACTTGCCCGGAGGTGCCGTGATGGGCAGCTCACTGGACTACGTACTGGCGCAGCTCTGCGTCCTTGGCCGTTCGAAAGACGTTGCCCGGATCAGGCTAGGCGTAATTGTTGCTCTCGACCGATGCGCGGCAATAAAGCGGCACGGGGAGCGTCGCCGATGAACTACCGCGACCGCAGCCTGCTCGACCTCGCCTACCAACTCAACTGCACCCTCCAGATCGACGGGGTGTGCGAGGGCGGCCCGGGCGAGCCCTGTCACAGCAACCAGTCCCGCCACGGCAAGGGCGGGAGCATCAAGGCGCACGACTGCTTCTTCGCCAGTGGGTGCCGGAGCTGCCACCGCGAGCTGGACCAGGGCAAGCGCTTCACCCGCGAGGAGAAGGCCGACATCTGGCAGCGGGCGCACGACCTGACGATGCTCCAGCTGTGGCAGCAGGGCTACCTGCGGGTGCGCGCATGAAGGAGCTGATCCTGCCGTGGCCGGACAAGCGGCTATCGCCCAACGCCCGTGTGCACTGGTCGAAGCGGTCGGGCGCTGCCCGGCTGGCGCGGCACCTCGGCGCCGTCACTGCGTTGGAGGCTGGGTGCAAGGGCTGGGCGCTACCAGAGGGCCGGCTGCATCTGCATGTGACCTTCCACCCGCCGACCAAGCTACTGCCGGACGACGACAACATGCTCGCCCGGTTCAAGCCATACCGGGATGGCATCGCCGACGCACTGGGCATCAATGACAAGCGGTTCATCAGCCATCCGCTGGTCAGCACCGAGGTGCGCAAGGGCGGTCAGGTGGTGGTGCGGATCACCGGGGGGCCGGAGGGATGACCCCAACCTTCAGCCAGTACACCACGCTGGAGCTGGAGGTCGTCGCACGCCTCGACCACGCTCTGGCCGCCGAGATCTTCAGCCTGCACCGGAAGGGCTACGACATGCGCGAGGTGCTGCACGAGGCCCGTGCGCTCAAGACCGAGGCGCAGCTGATGCGCCGCGAGATCAACCGCAGGAAGGCAAGCCAATGAGCCAGGTAACCCAACCCCGCACCGGAGGTCGAAAGATGGCCGCGTCCGTTGATGCTCCGCGCCGCACCGGTACAACTGAGGGTGTTCCGTTCCGGCAGGTCTGGAAGCCACGCGCGGTTTGCGTGGTCGACCCGATCAACCCGGCTGGCGCCCTTGAACTGATCCTCCCACGAATCGCAGAGAACCAACGCGCATGCTCGGTAGCCAGCTACCTGCTCATCAACCCGGAGACCTCGCAGGCGTTCGTCCTGCAAGAGGACAAGCCGGTGGCCGTGGAGATGGCCCGCAAGGGCGAGCGGTCTCCGTACTGGCCGTGGTTGGTGGGCATGTATCGGTTCCCGCGCGTGACGGCCGAGGCCGCAGCGAACGTGCTGGAGGACATCTTCGAGCACCTGGGCATCGCCACCGCGCCGGCACCGAAGCGCGCCATGCCTGTGCAGTTGGACCTATTCGGCCTGCCCGAGCGTGCCGCGTGACCGCTTACATGCGCCCGTCTACCGAGGGAGATATCGGTAGCCCCAGCTGGCAGGTGGGCAACAGCCAGCACCGAGGGAACGGGTTGCCGCGTTGCGGCGGCGGAGAAGGGTTGCAGCCCGGATCCGTGCCACTCATCGCCCGTGGGACCGAGGAGGCCCTGCCGTGAGCCTGGACCCGATCACGCAGGGCCTGCAGCACCTCGCCGGCCAGTTCAGCCTGACCCGCCAGGAGTGGCGCGACCACCACCGCGGCGGCGACTCGCTGCTGGACTCGCTGGTGAGCCACGGCTACGCGCAGGAGAAGGGCGAGCGCTTCGGCATCACCCGGCAGGGGCAGGTGCGGTTGCAGGCGGAGGTGGATCGTGGCTGATTGGCTGTCCAGCGCCGAGAAGGAAAAACTGATCAAGGAAGTGAGCGAGTGCGTTCGTGCCGGCGGCGATGTCGATGGGATCATCCTCGTCTGGTGCGATGGGTTCGCTCCCCGTGACCGGCAGATCGTGGAGGGCGCACGCTACACCGCCAAGGTAATAGCGAAGCAGGTCGAGAAGGAGAAGGCGGAGAAGACTGCCCGAGACGCGTTCCTGGCTGACGACATTGCCGTGGTGGAAGATCTGATCCAGCGCCTGCCCAAGGTGTTGGAGCGGCTGAGGGCCGCAGAGGCCGCCAATGGCCGGTAAGCAGCCCAAGGCCGGAGCCGCCAAGAAGCCGGGCAAGTCCATCGGGCGCCCGAGCAAGTACACGCAGGACCTGGCCGAGCGTGTGTGCGTCCTGATCGCCCAAGGGGACAGCATCGCCAAGATCGGCGAGACCGAGGGCATGCCCGACGCCCGGACCATCTTCCGCTGGCTGGCCGCCAACGCTGGCGGGGACGAGGATGATCCCGCATCCTTCCGCCAGCAGTACATGCGCGCGCGCGCGAGCCGTGCCGATGCTCGCTTCGAGCGGCTGGACGAGATCATGCAGAAGGTCGAGGACGGCCTGCTGGATCCGGCCGCTGCCCGCGTGATGATGGACGCCATCAAGTGGCAGTCCGGCAAGGAGAACGCCAAGCGCTACGGCGAGAAGGTGCAGCTGGCCGATGCTGATGGCGAGAAGCTGCCGGCCCCGCCGCCGTTCTACGTGATGGGCGTGGTTCCGGCCAAGCAGGGCGAGTGAGCGTGGCGGCCCAGCCGAACCCGCTGGCACCGCACACCCCGGTGCACATTCCGGCCAAGCTGCTGCCGGTCCTGAAGCCCAAGCAGTTCAAGGTGCTGTACGGCGGCCGCGGCTCGGCAAAGTCGCATACCGTGGCGCAGATCCTCGTGATGCTGTCGATGCAGGCCAAGCACCGCATCCTGTGCGTGCGCGAGATCCAGAAGTCGATTGCTCAGTCCTCCAAGCGGGTCATTGAGGACTACATCAACCGGATGGGCCTGGGCGCCTACTTCAAGATCAACAAGCAAGGCGAGGACCAGATCACCTGCATCCTGACTGGCTCCACCTTCAGCTTCACGGGCCTGCAGGACCACACCGCCGACAGCATCAAGTCGTTCGAAGGGGCGACGATCGTGTGGGTGGAGGAGGCGTCCAACGTCTCGACCAACAGCTGGAACAAGCTGATCCCGACCATCGTCCGCACGACCGGCGCCGAGATATGGGTCACCTTCAATCCGGACCAGCAGGACGACTATGCCTACAAGCGCTGGGTGCTGGGCAACGACCCGGACGCGATCGTCATCCAGATCAACTGGCTGGATAACCCGTGGTGGAACCAGCCGATGGAGACGGAGCGGCTGAAGACGCTGGCCATCTCGCAGGACCTGCACGATCACATCTTCGGCGGCCAACCCCGGGCCAAGGCCGGCATCCTGTTCAAGCGGCACTGGTTCAAGCGCTTCAACCTGGGCGACGAGCCGAAGGGCCTGCGCAAGTACCTGGCCAGCGACTATGCCGGCGCACCTGACCCGGACGACCCCGAGGCAGATCCAGACTGGACCGAGCACGGTTGTGCCGGTCTCGATCACATCGGCGATATGTGGTTCACCGACTGGTGGAGTGGGCAGGAAGACCCGTCCGTGTGGATCGCTGCCCTGATGCAGATGGGCCGGCGCAACAAGCCGGTGATGGCGTTCGAGGAGATGGGCGTCATCCTGCGCACGACCGACGGCGCCATCCGCCGAGCGGCCAAGGCCACGCAGACATTCGTGCATCGGGTGCCGCTGGCCAGTGCTGGCAGCAAGGCAGACCGCGCCCTGGGCTTCGCGGCCCGCGCTGCAACGGGCTCGGTGCACATCCCGAACACCGAGTGGGGCGACAGGCTGATCGACCAGCTGTGCGCCTTCACCGGTGAGGACGGCCGCCGCGACGACATGGTGGACGTATGCAGCCTGTTCGGCCGAGGGATCGACCTCATGGCGGACGGCAGCCTGCCGCCCGAGGCAAAGCCGGCACCGCCGGCGCCGTTTACCGAGAAGTGGTTCAGGCAGCGCGACGCCGCCGACCGCGACGAGGACGAGCAGGCAGCTCGCTACTACCGTTGATGCCTCTGGCAGACCGGGCACCTTGGGGGCAGTTCGCACACCGGCCCGACCATGGCAGACCAACCCATCGCAGCACTCGAAACCGGGATCGCGGCCGCCGCTGATCCCGATCCGGCGCGCGCCAAGCAGATCAGCCGAATGCAGGCTGACGTGAAGCGCTGGATGGATCGCTTCGAGCAGGCCCGCGAGTTCGACAAGGACGCCCGGCAGCAGTATGTGAAGGACCGGCGCCAGGCGCGAGGGGATTCCGGGTTCCTGGTCGACGCCAACCTGATCGGTACCTACATCGATATCCAGGAGGCGTTCCTTTACGCCCGCAACCCGGACTTCGACGTGTCGCCCGGTCCGGCGCATCGCATGCCGACGCCCGAGCAGCTGCGCGACATCATCGAGTCCGACGAGCAGGTGATGGCTGGCATCCAGCAGCAGGCCGAGCAGGACGCCATTGAGGTGGGCCGGCAGATCGCCGTGCAGATGGCTGCGCGGGGCGTCAACCGTGATGAGGCGTTCCAGCAGGGCCAACAGGCGCAGGAGAGCTATCTGGCCACCGGTGCGGTGGAGAAGCTGGTCGGCGATGAGGTGCTGAAGCTGCGCAAGCAGTACGCCAAGCGCTCGCGGGAGATGAAGCAGTTCGCCGAGACACTGGAGGCCGTGGGCACCCAGATGTGGAAGGACGCGCAGCTGAAGCGCCGCGGCCGGCCGTGGGTCCGGTCCTCGCTGACCATCGGCCCGGGCGTGCTGAAGGCGACGTGGCAGGAGCGCACCGAGATCTCGCCCGAGACGCAGACGGCGATCAACGACCTGCAGCAGAACATCGCCCGGGCCAAGGCGCTGCAGCAGGAGCTGGAAGACGGCACGGCCGGCTTCGGCGCCCAGGCATGGGACACGGTCAAGGGCGTGTTCGGCAACAACGAGGAGGCCAAGGTCGCCGACCTGGAGCGACAGCTGGCCGCCATCCAGAACGGGGCCGAGCGTGTCGTGGCCCGTGGCTACGCGATCGACAACGTGGCCGGCGAGAACTTCCAGGTGGCGCCGGGCTTCACCATCGCCAATCACGTCGATGCGCCCTGGAACGCCGAAATTTCCTACCCGTCCTACGAGGATGCGCTGGCCGAGCACGGCCCGTACCTCGCTCAGTTCGACAAGGACGGCAAGGCCGAGAACATCCTGTGCAAGGCCGCCCGATACGCGCCGCGCAAGCCCTGCATGGGCAAGAACGAGAGCGTGGGCCTAACCGGCGACTCGGCCACGGCCGAGGAGGCAGACGCCTACACCGCCAATGCCGACGGCGGCGCCAACGGGTGCTTTGTGCGCCGCATCGAGATCTGGGATGCGGAGAGCAACACCGTCCTGACCGCGATCACCGGCGTTCCGTTCTGGGTCAAGCCTGCGTTCAACCCGCCGGCGACGACCCGTTTCTACCCGTATTTCGTGATCTGCACGTCGGAGGTGGATGGCCAGCGCCACCCGCAGAGCCTGGTCAGCCGCTCGACCAAGCTGATGGACGAATACAACCGAATCGGCTCGGCCGAGACGGAGCACCGCCGGCGCATCAAGCCGAAGACGGCATTCCACGCTGGTGCGATGGATGAGGAGGAGGCCAAGAAGCTGGCGAAGGCCGATACCGGCGAGATGGTGGCCATCAAGGCGACCCAGCCGAACGCCGATCTGCGCACGCTGCTGGTGCCGATTACCTACGCGCAGATGGATCCATCGCTGTACGACCGCACGCGCATTCTCGCCGAGCTGGAGCGCATCTGGGGCGTACAGGAAGCGCTGACTGGCTCGATCAACACGGCCAAGACCGCCACCGAGGCGGACATCCAGCAGCAGGGCTTCCAGGCGCGCAGCAGCAGCCGGCGCGACAACATGGAATCGGTGCTCAGCGAGCTGGCCGAGTACACCTGCCAGATCGCCCGCGTGTACCTGAGCGACGAGGACGTGCGCTTCATCGCCGGGCCGACCGCGTTCTGGCCGCCGTACATGGGGCCGGACGACCTGGCCGAGTTCGTGCGCATCGAGATCCGCGCCGGCTCGTCGGGCAAGCCGAACACCGCGCTCGAGCGGCAGTCATGGGCCAACCTGCTGCCGCTGCTGCAGACCGGCATCACCCAGATTGGCCAGCTGCGCGGCGCCTCGCCCGACAGCATCGCCGACTCGCTGGAGCAGCTGATGCGCCTGACCGCCGAGCGCAGCGGCGAGCGCTTCGACATCGACCAGCTCATCCCTCAGAACGACGGCAGCCAGCAGGCCGCGCCGGCTCAGGCCGTGCCCGGCAGTGCGCCGCCTCCGCAGGGTGGCCAGCAGCCGCCCGTCCCCGCAGCACCTCCTGGCGGCGAGCCTGCCGCCGATCCCATCCAAGCCTGATAGGAGCTGAGATGCGCCACCACCCCCTGACGCTCGCCATCTGGCGGGTCTTCGCAACCTGGAGCAAGTGATGAACGTCGACGCAGACACCCCGGCGACCGAGCCGGACACCACCCCGACCGACCTGACGACCGACGCGCTTTCGGCGCTGGACGCGGGGATCGCTGCTGCTGATGCTGAGGAGGCGCCGGCCGCCGAGTTGCCGCCGGCTGAAGCGGCCCCGCCGGCCGATGCTGCGACGCCGCCGGCGGACGACCCGAACGCTACGCCGCCCGCTGACGGTCAGCCCCCGGCTCAGCCGCAGGATGGTGCACCTCCGGCCGATGGCCAGCCGCCCGCTGCCGCTGAGGGGGAGCCCCAGCCGGACGCAGAGACCGAGGCAGAGATCGCCTCGCTGGGCCTGAAGGACAAGACCGCCGAGCGCTTCCGCACGCTGGCCAGCGAGGTCAAGGAACTGGCCCCGATCCGCGACGCGCTGAAGGCGGCAGGCATCGAGGACGTGGCCAAGCTGCCGGACGTGGTCAAGCGCGCCGAGGCTGGCGACTTCCTGTTCGATGAAATCAGCAAGACCGGTACCAGCGCCGAGCAGTACGGGATGGCGCTCGACTATCTCGGCCTGGTGGCGAAGGCGGGGCAGGGCGACCTCGCCGCAGCCGAGAAGGCCTACGAGGTCATGGGCAAGGAATACGCCGCCTTGGCCAAGATGCTCGGCAAGGAAGCGCCCGGCATCCACGACCCGCTGGCTGCGCACGCCGACCTGCGCGCCGAGGTGGAAGCCGGCGACCTGCCGCGCGCACGCGCCATCGAAATCGCCGGCCAGCGTGACCGGGCCGAATACACGGGCACCGTCCAGCGCCACCAGCAGGAAACGCAGCAGGCCGCCCAGCAGGCGGAGCAGCGTGGTATCCAGTGGCTGCAGCAGTTCGATGCTGACATGCGACAGGAAGACCCTGCCTATGAGGCAAAACGGCCGGCGCTGAACGAGGCCGTCCGCCAGATCCGCGAGCAGTACCACCCGAGCGAGTGGGCGCAGCGCACCGCGTTGGCCTATGCCCGCATCCAGGCACCGGTGGCAGTTGCTGCGCCTCCGGCAGCCCCAGCCCAGCCTGCGACGCCGCGCCCCGGCCCGATGCGCCCGAGCGGCCCGCGCCCGGCGATGGATCCAACATCCTTCGCCAGCCCGTTGGACGCAATGGAATACGGCATCCAGCAGGCAAGCGGCGGCTGAGCCGAGCCCAAGGTCGGCCCTGACAAGACCCCGCTTCGGCGGGGTTTCTTGTGTCCGTTGACGCATCCCGCAATACGGGCAATCTGGCCCTGCGGCTGACAACCGCACCACGCATGCAGTACGCCGGAGTCGCGCCCGGTAGGGCAGTAAGAGGCCTCGCCCCCCTCGAACGTGGATGGAACGCAACAACCCCATTCCCCTTCGAGGACACCCTCATGCCCTTCAGCACCGCACAGATCGCGGCTGGCGCCAACTACACGTTGGAGAGCTACGCCAAGAACGACCCGATTGACCAGATCAGCGTCGCCCACCGAACCCTCGACATTCTGATCCAGGGCAAGGAGGAGTCGATCTTCGGCAACGGCATCTTCAACGAGAAGCTGTTCGTCTCCAACGACAGCAACTACCAGAACTACAGCGGCGCCGATCAGGTGACCTACAACGAGCGCGACCCGAACCGCTTCGCCAAGTTCCAGTACTACAGCAACCACGAAGGCTTCTGGTTCGACGAGGACCGCCTGATCGCCAATGGCATCAGCATCGACGACGAAGGCGTCGCCGTACCGAGTTCCACCGAGAAGGTGCAGCTGGTCAACCTGGTCAAGACCAGCTGGCAGGCCCTGAAGCAGGGCACGCAGGAAGGTCTGGCACTGGAAGCCCTGCAGAACGGCTCGCAGTCGGCCAAGGCCATGCCGGGCCTGGACCACATCATCTCCACCACCCCGGGCACTGGCGATGTCGTCGGCGGCATCAACGCCAGCACCAGCACCTACTGGCGCAACAACGCCAGCATGGCAATCCCGCTGAACGGCGTGGTGGCTGCGATGGACGCCATGTGGGATGCCTGCATGCGGTATGGCGGCGGCCTGCCGACCAAGATTGTGTGCGGCCAGGCCTTCCTCAATGCCTACAAGGCGGAGGCGAAGATCGAGGTCAACCGCCAGATCATCGTCACTCCGAAGGGTGGCACTGCGCTGGATCCGGGCGTCTCGACGGTCTACTACAAGGGTCTCGAAGTGGTGTGGGACCCGACCTTCGAACTGCTGGACGCCAAGCTCGGCGCGATCACCTACCCGTGGACGAAGCGCTGCTACTTCATCAACGAGAACTTCCTGAAGTTCCGCCCGTTGCCGGGCCAGTGGATGAAGAAGCGCAAGCCGGAGAAGCTGCCGGACCGCTACGTCACCTACTACGCGCAGACCAGCAAGTACGGCCTGACCGCGAAGAAGCGCAACGCGCACGCGGTCCTGTCCATCGCCTGATTCGGCGGCCCCGGCTCCGGCCGGGGCTTCCGGGCGTCTATTCGGCCATCCAGGAGTCATCTCATGAAGTCCACCCCGATCACCAACACCGCCTTCAAGACCGGCAACAGCCCGTTCCTGCGTGGCGGCAGCGCCACCTTCTCGAACTTCACCGACACCGCAGCAACGCTGCAGGGTTCGGATACCGAAGCAGGCACCTACACCACGCTGGCCACGCTGGCAGCGAATGCGCAGACCGAGGTCCAGAACCTGCCGCAGTGGATCAAGTTGTCAGCCGCTGGCACCGTCTACATGGCGGCTGGCTGAACCCTATTGCGGCCTCGCGTAGGGGCCGCTCATCCATTCCCGAGGAGGGAACATGAGCAACAACACCGTCATCGTCACCCTGCAGCAGGTGGCTATCCAGCGTAGTTCCGAGGTGACCATCACCGATTCGTTCTTCAAGCACGAGGTGCCGATCCTGGAGCTGATCCACGGCGAGGACAATGTGACCGTCCTCAACGATGACTACCACGCCATCGAATTGCCGAACAACGGCGCCCAGGAGTACCAGCGGCTGGTGACCAAGTTCGGCGAAAAGTATCGGCCGGTCGTCGATCAGGTCTTCCCGCGTGGCATTGCCGACGTGTCGAAAGAGCTGGGCATGGTTCAGGGCCGCGACACGTTCTCGAAGCAGTCCGAGGCAGTGGTCGAGAGCCGTCTCCCGGCACGCCCTGGTCAGAAGGCCGAAGCCGGCGCCGGCACGGGCGGCGATGCCGACCTGACCGCAGCCGAGCTGAAGGCCGAGCTGACCAAGCGCAAGGTCGAGTTCAGGGGCAACGCCTCGAAGGCAGATCTGCAGG